TCACGAGATAGTGAATTGCCCGGTCTGATCCTGACAGCGGCCTCCGACCCAAGTGCCGCCGTCGCCGGAGAAGATCGGGCCGGAGCCGGTTGGATGATCGCCAGAGCAGTTCAGCATCATCGGGCCGGTCTTGCCCGAGCAGTTTTTGTACCACGTGCTGCCGAACGCCAAGAGCCACCCGCCATATGGCCACGTGCCGAGTTGATTGACGCGGATGGTGAGCGTCCATTCGTTCGGGTAAGCGACATAGGCGTCGCATTCAAATGCGATCTCGGTTTTAACGGCTGCTTCCTGATACAGATACCAGCGGCAGGGCGCGTATACGACACCCTCGTAGGAAAGCGGCTCATACGGTACGACCCAGGTGCCGTTCAGCCAGTTACATTCGGTGGTGGAATACGGTACGCCGTTCACGAACCCCGAAATCGTAAGCGTGATGTCGCCGCCGATACAGTTTTCCGCGCAGCCCTGGCATGATCCCGACGGTCCCGCGCCGCCGCAGTCGGTGGCGAGAATGCCGCCGGAGGGGCGAACAAGGATCGAGCCGTTTTTCGACATGATCGACATCGCTAATCCTCGCAACTGCCGGTGCCGAAGGCGACGGAACTGATCTCGGGGCCGACGTAAATGAGCGCGCCTTTGCTGTCGTGCTTCGCCTCGCGAGTGAATTGATAGACCGGATCGCCCGAGGAGCCCGACCAGTACAGCCGGAACCATTTCTCCACGCGCACGCCACCGTAGCCGGAAGGCTGGGCATTGATATCCCAAGTCGTGGTCTCGGCGCTGTCGCCGGAACCGGTGGGCACGGTAAAGGCGTTGTCGCAGCCTTGAATCGGCCTGGCCACGGGCAAGCCGTCCGCATCCTGCGTCAGGATCAACAGATCGTCCGTGCGTACCTTCCATGCGTCAGTGTAGACGTCCAACTCTTCGGCATCGCCAGCAGCGAGGGAACCGTCGGCCTTGAGCAGTTTCGCCTCTACGGTCGTGCCGCTCTGGTCGGCGGTGGCTTTGTAGATCGGAGGCAATCCCGGCGGGGTGCCGAGGCGGACGACGGCCCACTTCTCGCCGGTGCCGTCCTCTTTCCAGAGAATCTGCGCCGCGCCGGTGGGGCCGGATTTCAGCGTAGCCGCCTCGCCGTCATTCACGTCGGCGCAGGCGTGATCCTCGTTTTCGACCGTAATCTTTACCGGACACAGCCCAAGCGCCATAGCCATACCAAGCGAGTCGGCCTTGAGCGGCTCCAGCAGAATTACGAACTTGCCCCGGTGATCCTCCTCGGTCGGCGTCTCGCCGGATAAAGCGACCTTGTTCTTAAATTCGTCCTCGTTGTCGGCGGGTTTGATGACGGATTCCTTGATCCCGAGCACATGAAAACGCTCGCGATCCTCGCCGGAAGCGTTCTTCACCAGCACGATGCCGCTGTGGCGGGTGTCGCGCAGGCCCGTGCGCCGAATCTGGTTCTGCCGGTCGAGAAAATCCCGCGCGGAATCGATGAAGGTGTTAAAGGTCGAGGCGTGGATCACCAGCGGATCGCCGGACCGCACCTTGCGCATCGTGTCGCCCATGGCTAATTTCCAATCCCGAGGCTGGTGAAGTCCGTGCCGTAATAGACCTTCTCGACGTAGGCGGCGACCGGCTTCTTGATCAGCGCCTTCGCGGCGGTGTCCTCGGCGTCTTCATAGCGCACCCACAGGTATTCCCAGCCTTTCTTGGAAATCGGGCCGATGTCGCCGACCATGATGTCGTCGCGGTTCTGTGAGGCGGCGAAGCGGAAGGTGATCTCCCAGTCGTCCGCGCCGCGCTTGGAGCCGGACGCCCCGAGAAACAGCACCTCGCCCGGCGAAAAACCCTTGAAGGCGTCATTGTTGTACATGCCGGTTTTGTGGAACAGGAGTGCCTTGTAAGCGGCGGTCACGTTCGCGTCGTCGAAATAATGGGTCTCCGAGAAATTGTAGACCGGGAGCGCAATGTCCACGCCCTCGACGCTGTCGCGGGTGACGCCGATAGCGCCTTTGAAATCCGGAGCGGTTTGTCCGGATGCTGCGTATTTATGTTCCGTCGAGATCGACTGCGTGATGTGCTGCGTCCCGCCGCCAGTGTCGAAACAGAAGGAGGACTCGCCCGTTTCGGGCGGCGGTTCCGAGACGCCATACCGTACGGTGCCTTCCCAGGCAAGCGATACGGTCGGGTCGCCGATGGGTTCGATATGGCGCGATTGTCGTACCAGCCCGTCGTAATAGGCCGGGGAACTGGTCGCGAGCGCGTCCTTCGCCTCGATGTCGCTCGCCGTACCGGTGACGAGATACTTCAGATCCACCGTGGCGCTCTTCCCGGTAGTGGATTCGCGGGAGTCAACTTTTTCGGTCACTTCAATGGCCATGATTTCCTGCCTTGACAAACGCGGTTAAGGGAGTACATTGTAATTACCTAACGTATTCAGGAGCAATGCCATGCAAACCAAGCTCATCCGGATCGGCAACTCGCAGGGGGTGCGCATCCCCAAGGCCGTGATCGAACAGGCGCACCTCGGGGAAGACCTCGACATTGAAGTGCGCGGGGAAACCGTAATCATCCGGCCCGCCCACTGCCTGCGCGGAGGTTGGGCGGAAGCAGCCGCTCTCTGCCACGACGCGAAGAGCGACAATCTGGCCGACTGGGACGCGACTGCCGGAGACGACTGGTCATGAAACGTCTCGACGTCTGGCTCGTGAATCTCGACCCTACCATCGGCAGCGAGATCAAAAAGACGCGCCCCGCCGTGATCGTCTCTCCCGACGAGTTGAACGCGCATCTTAACACAGTGACTGTCGTACCGCTGACGACGGGGCGGGAGTACCCGTTCCGGATTGCCACCAAAGTGCAGGGCACGGACGGCGTCGCTGCCGTCGATCAGATCCGCACGGTGGACAAGCGGCGACTCGTCAAGCGCATCGGCTCGGTGCGCGGCAAGACCAGCGAGGCGATCCTGAACGCGCTGGTCGAGATGTTCACACCGTAGAACCATTTTTCGCCCTCACGCGAACGTCAGCCCACCGAGTTTGGCTTCGTCCAGCAAGCGTTTCGTGTTCTTTGCCGTTTCCTCGGTGGCTTTCGCCGTGCGGTCGGCCACACTGCCGGACTGTAGGCCGAGAAGCGCCGAGGCGTTGAACGTGCCTTGTACGGACACGGCGCGCTCGGCGGCGGAGGCGGTAGCCTGCCCGGCCTCGCCCAGTTTCGCTTTTAGTTCATCGATCAGGCCCGGCGCTTCGGGTTCGGGCTTGGCGGCGGATTCGCTTTCCGCTTCGGCGCGCTTGCGGGAGGCTTCGTCCACGGCACCCAGCCATTCGGCGCGGGCTTGCCGCAGCGCCTCCTCCGAGGCTGCGAGATCGGCGGTGTAGGCTTGATCGCGCGCCTGCGTCCGCGCGTCATAATCCTGCTCGCGGCCGATGGTGCGCTGGTTTAGTTCTTGGTTGCGCTGCTGCTGGCGTTCATCCGCCGCGCCGATGTGCTCCTGATAAAAGGATTCGGCTTGAGATTTCTGCGCGTCAGTGAAACCCTTGGCGCCTTCCTTCATATTCTTGATGCTGTGGTCGAGCTTGACCAGTTCCGCGTCATCGATCAGATGAAGCGCGTATCCGGCGGTCATGATCTTGTCGAGGACGTAGGCAAACGAATCCACCACGCCCTGGACGGCGGCCCAGAAGGTCTTGGCGATGAATTCGCCAACGCCGAGAATCAGCTTGTAGATTCCATCCACGGCGTTGCGCACGGCGACGTAGACGGTGTCGAAGGCGTCCACGGCGGACGTTACGATGCGGTCGAAAACGTCGGCCACGGTGACGTAGAGAGTCTCCCACAGGGTGTTGAGGTAGTTCAGCCCCTTCTCCCACTCCACGCGCAATGCCAGCCACAACACCTTGGCGGCAAGCGTGATGTCTCCCGCGGCCAGCGCGTCGCCGATCGCGCTGAACACGGTTTGTACTTTCGCCTGCAATTCGCCAAACTTCTCGCCCAGCCAATCGAGCGCCTGCGCGCCCGCGCTGGTGGCCTGAAGGATGTATGCACCCAGGCCGACCACGGCGGCGATCACGATGCCGATGGGAGACAGGAGAGCCGCGAAGGCCGTGCCGAGGAGTCCGACTATCGTCGAGGCGGCGGAGATGATGCTGATAATCCCGCCGAAGACGAAAGCCAGCGCCGATCCGGCCGTGCCGACCGCGAGGAGTGCCGCGCCGACCGCTCCCACGACAACAACGATCTTCATGGCCGAAACCACGACCCCCCGATTCGCTTCAACCAGGGCGGTGATTCTGCCCGCCAGTTCCGTTGCGCGGTCCATCCAGGCGCGAAGCGTCCCCTCCAGCGCCTCGCCGATAGCAATCTGCACGCCCTCGACGGCGGACATGAGCATGCGGAAGGAGCCGCCGAGCGTGTCGTCCATGGTTTTGGCCGTGCGTTCTGCCGTGCCTTGCGCGCCCTCCAGCGTTTTCTGCAGATCCGAGAAGTCCGCGCCCGGAGCCGCGAGTTTGAGCGCCGCCGCCTGACCGCGTCCGAATAATTCCTCGAAAATGGCGAGACGCTGGGCGCTGCCCATGCCTTGCACGCGCTCGCCCAATTCCGCGAGGATCGACGCGACCTTGCGCAGATTCCCCGCCTGATCCACCGCTTCGACGCCGAGTTCCTTCAGCTTTTTCTGCGCCGCTTCGGTGGCAAGATTCTTGTAGGCACGCGCCAGCGCCGTCCCGGCCATCGAGCCCTTGATGCCGTTGTTGGCCATGACGCCGATGGCGGCGGCGGTGTCTTCCAATGATTCGCCTGCCTCCATCGCGAGCGGCGCCACGTATTTCAGCGATTCGCCCACATCCTCCAGTGTCTGCGCGGAATTGTTGGCGGTGGCGGTCAGAACATCCGCGATGCGGGTGGTGTCCTCAGCAGAAAGACCGAAACCGCGCATGGCGGCAGCCGCGATCTCGGCGGCCATGCCAAGATCCGTCGCGGTGCCGCGCGCGAGATTCAGCACGTCCGGAATGGCGGCCATGATCTCGACCGGCTTGTACCCCGCGCGCCCCAGTTCCGTCATGCCCTCGGCGACCTGCTGGGCGGTGAAGGAGGTGGTGCGCCCGAGTTCCTTCGCGAGATCCGTCAGCTTTTTGAAATCCGCTCCCGTCGCACCGGTAACGGCCCGCACTTCCGCCATCTTGTCGGCGAACCCGCCGAAGACGCGCGCCGAGAGCGTAAACGGAATCGCCGCCACGGTGGCGGCCGAAAGCATGGCGCGCCCCACCGTCGTCACCGAGGCGGAGAAGGCTTTCAGTTTGGCTTGAGCTTTGCGCAGACCGGAGACCAGCTTGGCGTCGTTCAGAAATAACTCGACGAAAGCGGCCCCGGCGCGAATGCCGGATGCGGAAGCCATGGCATTGTCCTTGATTTTAGATCGCGGATTGCGGTTTCAAGTTTGGGCGGATGCTGCGCCCGTTACGGGCGTTTATCCCGCCGACTTGATGGAATTCGCCCAGAATTTCGACAGCGTCGGCCGTGCTTCATCCAGCGCAGGCCCCATGAAACTGCGTCTCGGGTAACGCCGCCGGGGCTTGCCCTGGGTCATGCCGACGGGGATCTCTTTCGCCAACTGCCGCGCGCGGGCGACCTGGCCAGCCGTGCGCAACTTGGCGAAGACGGGTTTTCCGTTCTTGATGGCGACCGGGCCGTGGCCGCCGATTTCGAGCACCCAGTTGTTTTTGCGCTTGCGACTGCGCTTCGCCGGTTCCACTCCTCCGAATTCGTGCGTATGCCCGATCCTCCCGATCTCGGAGTAGGTCGGGCCGATCACCACGGAATCCTCGCCCACGCCGAAGATGATGGACTTTTTCAAGGCGCCGGTGTGGGTATAGGGCGGCGTGCCCGGAGGCGAGGAGACGCGTTCGTTGCCGGTTTGAAACCGGCCGTGCACGTCGCGCGTAACCCCCCGAGGCGCGCGGCGAATCTTGCGCCGGGCAATGCCCCGAACGTAAGCGCCTTGCCTGGACAATACCCGGCGCCCCGCTTTTCTGGTGGCCGCGATCACGAAGCGGGGATTCAGATACTGCCCGCGCGACGTCATGCCGATCATGCACGCCTCCGTTACTTGGCCGGATCGGCTTCCTTGCCCGGGGTGGCACTGTTGATCGGTCCCAGCGGGATATCGTCGTCAGCCATCGGGAGCGCGTACCAGCCCTCGGCAAGATCCATCTTTCCCGCCACCGGATTTCCGTCCGCGCCCATCACCCAGACCTTGGCGTTCTTGATGGTCTCGCGGATACGCACGGGCTGGCCGTCCTTGACGTACACCGTCCGGGTCGATTGAAACCAACACCCGCTCGCGGAACAAATCGTCAGCAACAGTATCGCGACGGCGGCGGTGCGCCCCCAGGTGGCGCGGACGCGGTTGCGCAAGCGGTCGCGCAGTTCTGTTTGTGGCCTGGCGTCCTCCATGGTGTCGGGCTTGCGCTCGAAAAGCGCGGGCAGAAACGCCCGGAGAAACACGTAGAGCAGATTCCAGAACACGGTCATTTTGATTTTCTCCCGAAAAGAGCCCAGACGATGAGGCAGATCAGCGCCGCCTCCAACACGATTGCAACGGCCATATGCAGAACCCTTTCCGAACGGAGGCCGGAGAGCACGGAGGCGAAAGGTTGCTTCTGTCCCGCCCGCCTCCGGTCTCCGGCCTCGCGCCTGTTACAACTGCCCGCCCGCCTCCAGGTCCGAATGGACCATCTGGATGCCGTTGGTCAGTTCCGCCACCTCGGCCTGCGTCGCCTTGCGCCCCTTGGCGGACTCGTACACCTGCAGTGCGTATTTCAGGGCCGCGTCGAGCCGCGCGAGGCTTTTGTTGGGGCTGTCGTCCGGCACGAGTTTCTCCGCCTGCTTGACCGCCGCGATCAGCGTGCCCTCGTATTCGGCCCACAGGGGCTTGGCCGTATAGAGGCGGTTCAGCAGCCACAGGACCACGCCCGCCATCGCCGTGATCCCGGCCGGGGAATTCATCGCCGCCCAAACCGTTGCCAGAATGCTTTGCCAATCCATATCGAATCCTCCGAAGTTGGGCCATTGGGCCGTGGGCGATTGGACTGCCAGGAAGACCGCAACGCACGGTCTTGAAAACCCGAACAGCCAAATGCCAAACAGCCTATTGGCCCTTGTCCACGAAAAGATGTTTCATGACGCGGAAGCCCGTGGCCGTATCCTTGACCGCAGGCCTTGCCTTGGTTTGGAACGGGCTGAAGTCGCCCGGTTTGAAAGGTCGGTGCTTTTTCGGATCGCGGTGCAGATTGGCGAGCAGGCACAGGATGCTGCCGGTGTGACTCCAGCGCTCCCTGGCGCGCGCTTCGGCCATCCAGACCAGTTCGCGCAGGGAGAACGGCTCTGGATTCAGACCGAGGCAACCGGCAAGCTGGTAGGCGAAGGCCCATGTTCCGGCAGCGGTACAGGCCCGCTTCCGCTTGTTTCGGGCGGCGGCATCTCCGCGCTTTCGCCGCGCCCCTCGCGTTCCGCCCTGCCCAGGATTTCGGCCAGTGCCTCGTCCACGCGCCGGTCCAGCACAGGGCTCTGGATGAAGATCATCGCCGCCTTCACCGATTTCTCCTGCAGCGCGTCCATCTTCCGTAGCGCCGTCCGCAGCACCTCCCGCCGGCGCTTCGGGAAAAAATCGACCAGTTCCTCCAACAGTGCCGTGGTCCCGGCGTCGATGGCGTCACCCGCCAGGGACCGGCCGAACTCCTCGTCGGTGACGCCCTTCTTTTCCGCCTCCTCCGCGCAGACCGCGAAGAGAACGTCGCAGAGCAGGACCGGATCGGTCACGAGCCGTTCGACGAGTTTTCCTTCGACCGCCGCCATCAGATCCACCTCGCAGAGCGACCGCACGCGTTTCAGCGCGCCGATGTTGAGCGACACCGTCCAGGTGCGACCGCTATTGTCATTGAACGTTTTCACATGAATCTCCTCGTTTACGAGCCGAAGGGGAGCGTCAGCTCTGGGCCTTTGAAGACGCGTCGGCCTGTTTGCCGGTAGGCGCTGCCGCCGCGTTCACCATCTCGTGGCAATTGCGGCCCGGACAGTGAAACGCCTTGGTCGCTCCCTTGATGACCGCATAGGCGCGGCCGCACTTGGGACACGTCACCTTCTCGAACGTTTTTCTCGCCATGGTCAATTCTCCTCTTCCACCGAAACGATCTCGTACACATGCGTCACGCGGGCAATCATCGGCGCACCCGACAGGAGCCGTTGCCGCACCTCATCAGTCACTGCGTCCTGAAGGCTGATCCGCACGGATTCCGGCTCCCGCCCGTCGCTCTACCCCATGACGACCTCCATCCCGGCACTGTTTTCAAATGCCGCGCCGTCCCCCGTCTCCGCGTCGAGCAGCCGCACTTCGAATCCCGCGGCGGGATTCTCGCGCGGAAGGACGATCCGGATGCCAGACAGATTGCCGCGCTTCCCGCTTCCCGCGAGATACCGACGTAGGGCTGCAAGTGTGTCCGGAACCGGATTCCCGCTCATGCCGTCTCCAGCCATTCCGGGGCGTTGGCCGAATAGGTCGGCTTGATGGTCACCGACGCGGTCACCGCCTCCTCCAGCGGTTCGTTGCGGGAGAAGTTCGTCACCGAGAAATCGGCGTGCAGCCCAGAAGAACCGCTCTCCGTCACGTCCCCGTCCATCGCCGCCACCTCAATCGGGGTGTTGCTGAAATAGGCCTGCTGGAAGGCGGCGAAGGAGTCATCTTCGTTGTCCCACACCATCTCGAACTCGATGGTGCCTTCCTTCAGCGTAGCCATGGTGGCGCGCCACCCGGCGTTGCCGCGCGTGGTCACGTCGGCTTCGCCGGTCTCCAGGTTCAGCGTCACATCCTTGGCGTTGCCGATCTCACTCCAGGTCGGCGCGGCCCACGTGCCGCCGTTGTTAAAATACAATTTACAGTCCATGCCCAAACGGATGGCCATGATGCGATCCCTCCTTTCTGATTACGCAATTGGCGCGCCGATTTGCGCCTGCAGCGCCACGGCGATGCGCCGCACCGCGTCCTGCAAATTCTGCGGAGCGGTGTCCGCCCAGATGTCCGTCTGATCCGTAGCGCCGTCGTATCCCACGCCCTGGGCCGAATCCAGCAGCCGATAGCGTGCCTGCGCGTCGTCCCAGGTCGCGCCCGCCGCTTTCCGCGCCTGCAGCGAGGCGAAAGACGTCGCGTCGACATGCACATCGGCGGGTGCGGCCGCGCCGCCGAAATTGAAAGTATTCCCGGTGAAGCGGCAGTCGCGAATCCCGTCCTCGCGCGTGTAGATGAATCCGGTCGGGTTGTGCAGGGCTTTATCCAGTCCGTTCACCCAGCAGGATCGCATCTCGGTGATCGCCACGTCGGAACCGATGAGGCAATTCCCGCCCCAGGCGCCGAACAGGCTATGGCGCGCGCGCAGGATAAGCTGCGAATTGCTCTGGCCCGCGGGGTCGCAATTGATGCCGACGTAGCCGTTCACGAACCAGCAATTGTCGATATACGCCGAGGCGATGGCCGAACGGGCGAGGCCTTCGACGGAGAAGCCGTCAGCGACGTACAGGTTCCGGAAGCCGGGATAGAACGGCCCGGTGCGGTCCATCCAGCCGCCGGAGGTGTCGAGCGAATCGCCCAGCACCAGCCGTACCGCGCCGCCGACCATGAACGAGCGGCACTGCGATCCTCCGTCGAACCCCGGCGTCTCCCCGATCAGCATCAGCGACGGCGACGGGAAGCCCGTCAGCGGCCAGGGAACGCCGGGCGCATTCTTGATGGTGAGGCCGTCGTCCACCGCCGCCGCTTTCAGCGTCGGGATGTCGGCCAGTTCCGCCTGCCAGACGATGCTGCCAGGAATCACCACGCCCTGGCCGCGCAGGACAAGGTGCGCCCGCTTGAGGCCGAGGGGGATATCGCCCTCGTCGTATTCGCCGGGCGCAAGCCGGAAGACGATCTGCTCGGCGCACCACTGCGTGAGCGCCGCCTCGTCGTCGGCAAGGTCCGGCACGCGGCCGTAGGCGTAGGCGACGGTGCGGAACGGGCACAGGGCACCGCCGCGCTCCGGCGCATCGACGCCGCGAACCGGATCGACGTGGATCTCGAAGGTGTTCAGCACCGGGTTGCTGCCTGCCAGCAGATCGATGGCCTGCTGGACGTTGACGGCCGGAAGGCCGGACATCTCGCTGGCATACGGCACCTCGTCGGCGCGCTGCAGGGACAACCCGTCCAGGAACGCCCACGCCCGGCCGGAGACGCCCTTCCGAATCCAGTACAACCCCGCGCCCTCGGGAGCGCCCGCATCCTGCCGCACGAGAAAGACGGTGCCGAGATCCAGCTTCGCCGGAGCGGGCAGATCGGCATATTGATTGACCGCGCCGTGAATGCCATAGGTGGCCATGAAGGCTCCTTTCAGTCGCTTGGGTTATTGGGATTTTTGGCGTTTGGGCTGCGGCGGGGATGGCGATTCGATTTCTAAAAAGCCAAATGCCCAAACTCCCAAAGGCCTATTTCATAACTTTGTACGTCAACGTGACGACTCCGGTGAATTGATGCAGTTCCCGCATGTGCTCCGGCGCGAAGACGGGGTTATGCTCGGTCTTGATCCACGCCGCTGCCGGGAACGCGGACAAACGCCGCAACCGGAAAAAGTCCGCAATTTCTTCGGCCAGGGCCAGCAGCGGATCGAGTTCGGCGGGGGTATCGCTTTGGAATCGCTTCTGCACCGCAATGTCGATCTGGCAGTCGTACTGGTTGACGCTTCTCCCCGCCGCGGCAACGACAAGGCCCTTCGGGACCACGGTCACGTGCAGCGTGTCCATCTCGGGAAGCTCGTACTGCGGCGCATAGCTGCGCACGACCGTGACGCCGGGGAGGACCCCCGAGGCGTTCAATTCGTCCGTCACCGCCTGGGCGATCTGTGCGATGAGAGGCATGGCTATTCCTCCTGGGCGATGCAGGGCCGCGAGATGATCTTGTCGTGCAGGCTGCGGTTCAAGACCAGCAGGTCCGCCGTCATGGTGGTGAGCGTGTTGATGGCGGAGGTGTTCAATGCCACGACCTCCGTGTTGCGCTCCAGCACCACCAGGAGCCGCCGGATCAACCAGACGATGATGCCGAGCAGCACCATGGAGAAGCCGAGGAACCCGTACTCGATCACGGGCCGGGCCAGTAGTTCCGTTACGTCCATTACAATACCTCCGTCAAAGTATGCTTGGTGTGAATCCGCAGGGTGATCCGGTACGGATCGCACCAGCGGAAACACGGTTCGTCGTCAAGCGCCATCACCTCGTGAACGAACCGCTTTCCCTCCCGCTCCTCCGCGATCCGGTCGCCGGGCCGGGGGAGAAAGGGCTGGCCGTCCAGGATCAGCGTCTTCGCGTCGACCAGAAAATCGCGCGCCTCTGACGTCTCAAACGGTCCACCGTCCCTCGCGGTCTGAAAGACGGTACGGCCGATGGTGGCCGTCAGAGGCAGTTCCTGTCCGTCCCGCAAATAGATCACGGGCATGGAGCGGTGTTCGCGGTTCATCTTGCCGAGCCACGCCAGCCCTTTCTCCAGAACATCCGGCATCGTTTCCTCCCTCCTACTGGCTCAGCCGCACCCGCACGGTAGCCGCCTCGTCGCCCGCCTCGGCAACGGTCTTGCCGAGATACTTGTTGGCGCCGCTTGCGGCATCCTCGGTGGCGACCTTGGCTGCCTCGTCCCAGTAGGCCTTGACGCCCGCGGCCATGGTGCTGCCCGCGCCCGTCGCCTTGGGGAAATCGAAGACGCCCGTCACGGCAAGCGCGCCCAGGTTCCCCGCCTTGATGTCGAGCTTCGCCACGCCCACGAGCTCGCCCTGCACCACCACATCACCCGACGCCACGTCGGCGGTCGGGGTGTAATCGATAGCCTCGCCTCTCTGCTTGAAGATTACATTCATCGTTCCGTCTCCTTTTCCGGTTTAAGACTGGTCCCGCCCCGAAGGACGGGACCGTAACTCCATCCGCACGTGGCGGCCGAGCTTTACACCTCGCCCTTGAACTTCAGCACGCCCCGGTGGTCCTGCTCCCGGACGCCCAGATCGTAGAAGACCCGGAACTTGATGCCGAGGGTGTCGAAATCGGTGTCGCCCCGTTCGACGGTGGGCTCGCGGCGGCCGCGCAGGTAGCCGATCTCGAAGGTGTCGATCACCGCCGGATCGCCGAACAGGTACCAGGCCTTCGCGCTCGCCCCGGCGTAGTTCGCATTCGAGAGGTAGGGGCTGGTCACCTCCTCCAGGTTCTCGTCGGCGAGCGGGTTGTAGGTGGGTATGCGCTGCTTGTTGGTGGCACCCACCGACAGCAGGATGGTGCTGTTCAGGATCTCCCGCGCGGGCAGCTTGAGCGCCGTCGGCACGAGCAGGTAACGCGGCGCGACATTGATCGGCTGCTTGTCCGCGTCCACCTGATCCAGGAACATCTGGATCGCCAGGGAGAGCGAATCCACGGTCAGAACCGTGTCGGCGCCTTCCTTGTAGTTCTT